ATGGCAGTTTGGTGATTTTGATTATATAGATTCTATAAAAGATTTATCAAAAGCTTTAGACACTCTTGCAGTTAACGCTATGAAAAAATTTGAAGATGCAATTATTGATGGATTGAGACAAGGTAAATTATCATTTAAAGATTTTGCTGATTATGTAGTAGAGCAGTTGTTAAGAATTGCTATACAGCAGTTAATAATACAACAAATTTTGAATCCTTTTAGAGACTTCTTGGGTGGAATGACAGGACAAAATAAAACACCAAAGCCTTCTACATCAAATCCAACAGCAGGAGGGAATCCTAATTATCTTTATGAAGGCGGAGGATATACAGGTATGGGGGTTAGATCAGGTGGTATAGATGGACGTGGTGGCTTTCCTGCAATATTACATCCGAACGAAACAGTTATAGATCACACAAAAGGACAAGGCATGGGTGCTACTGTAAACTTCAATATATCTACAGTAGATGCAGCAGGTTTTGATGAACTGCTTGCAACAAGAAAAAACATGATTATAAGCATGGTAAATCAAGCTTATAACTCAAGAGGTAAAATGGGGATAGCATAATGTCAGGTACTTTTCCAACAACCATAAAACCTAGTAGTCTATCATTGCAGGACAATAGACCTAACTTAATCAATCAATCTGTATCTGGTAAAAGAGTTACTAGAAAATATGGATCACAATTTTTTACTTTGGATATTACATTACCACCTTTATCAAAAGATGATGCAATGGATGTTTTTGCGTTTCTTAAAAAACAGCAAAACTCTTTTGATAAATTTGATTACACATATCCAATAACAAACAGAGGTGCTAACAGAACCCAAACAGATATTGTTGTAAATGGTTCTCATAGTGTAGGTGATTCAACAATAGCATTGTCAGGATTTGATGCTTCGACAACAGATGTTTTAAAAGCAGGTGATGTTATTAAGTTTGCAAATCACGATAAAGTGTATATGGTTACAAAGGATAATTCTGATCCACCAGTAAATCCATCCTCAGACGGAAGTGGAAATGCTACAGTAACTATAGAACCAAGCATAATAGCTACGCTTGCAAATAGTGAAGCTGTAACAGTAGATCAACCAAACTTCAAGGTGTATTTAGATAGTGATATTTTATATACAACAAATACTTCAGGTTTATTTTCAATAAGCTTTTCATTGAGAGAGTGCATTGAATAATGTCAAGGAATTTAAGCTCATCACTACTTACGCAACTAGCAAATCCCACTAATACTTTTTGCTTTTTACTTGAAATAAATACATCCACAGTTTTTAGATTAACTGATAATCAATTTGATGTAACTTATGATTCTAATACTTATACATCTTCTGGTGAAATAATTGCAGTTAACACAACACCAGAAACAGGAGAATTAAAAGTAGAAGAAACATCAATAGAACTATCAAATATAAACTTAACACTAATATCAGTATTTGACGATCAAAACTACATAGATAATACAGTTAATATTTATCTTGGTTTTTTTGATTCTAATGATTCTTTTATTGATGCATTAACCTATTTCTCAGGCAACATAAAAAATGTAGAAGTTGATGAAAGTAAAACAGATTCAAAAATTACTGTTACTTGCTCTAATCATTGGTCAAATTGGAATTTAAAACAGGGAAGGCATTTCACCGATGAATCTCAACAACTAGCTTTTACATCCGATAAAGGTCTTGAATATGCTCATGTAACAAAAGCAAATATAAGGTGGGGTAGTTAAATGGCTTTATTAAGTGCAGCTACAAAAGCGTTTTTAAAAAAAGCTTTACCTTACATTACAGGAGCAATAACTGTAATAACAGGTATTAAAAATTTTAGAACTATACAAAAATTAAAAGATCAAGGTCAAGATATACTAGCTACAAAAACTGCTCAAGGTGGCAAAATTCCAATCATTTATGGAAGAAGAAGAGTTGGCTCAACACTTCTTTACATGGACACAGATTCAGGCAACTCAAAAGAATTATTTGTAATATATGGTTTGTGTTTAGGCGAGGTTGATTCGATAGAGTTAGATACAATAGAAATTAATGGCGTACCTTTGTCTGATACAAAGGTTTTTAGACAAGGTTATTACACAGGTTCTGACAAAATATCTAGTGGTGCAGGATCACTAAATACAGCAAGTCAGTTAGGTGATGTAAACAGCACAACATCTAGTGGTCGTTCTGGTCTTGATCCAAGTAAAAGATATAGAATGGTTTTAAATGCTCATCATGGAGCAGACGACCAAACAGTTGATCCTATGCTCAACGCTTCACAGTCTACTAAATTTACAAGCGATCACAGACTTAGAGGAATTGCTTACATAGCAGCATCTTTTCAGTATGACACAAAAGGCATGTTTACTTCTGTTCCAGAATTAACAGTAGTTGTTAAGGGAAGAAAACTTTACGATCCTAGACTTGATGGCTCAATAACTGGTGGTACAGGTTCACATAGAATAGCTGATAAAACTACTTATGAATGGTCTAATAATGCAGCTTTAACTCTGCTTGATTATATGCATCAAGATTATGGTAAGGGTTTATCAGCATCATTAATAGATTTACAGTCTTTTCAAACAGCAGCTAACACAGCAGATACTATTGTTGATGTTCCTGATTATAGTGGCTCATACGCTTCCGCTACTTTTTCAGCAGACGTTGAAGATAATTTTATTACAGTAAATGAAGCAGCTTGGAAAAAAATTAAAGGTGGTGAATTATTAAGCGTTAAGGATAGCGGAGGTTCTGTAATAATAAATCAAAACAACGTTATTGATGCACAAAGATTTACACCACATACCGAAAGCACAAATTTTAGAATTTATATAGATGGAGTACCACCTGCGAAGGTAAGCAAAAGCGTTACGTTTTCTGCTACTAATGGAGATGCAACTATTACTGTATCTTGTACTTCACATGGTGCATCTGCTGCCGATAGAGTGCTTTTTGCAGGTGCAACAAGTCTTGGTGGCAATATTACAGCAACAGTTTTAAACAAAGGTTATACCATTGCAACAGTTGTAGATGCTAACAGTTTTACGATTGAAGCAACTGATCTAAACTTAACAACTGTATTAGCTAACAGTTCTGATACAGGTAATGGTGGTGGAAGTGCTGTTGGTAAATTTATGTATGCAGATGAATCTGGTCTTTTCTTAGGACAAACTAGAAGATTGCAATGTGATGGTGTACTAGATACCAATGAAACTGTATTAGATAACGCAAGAGATTTACTATCTAATATGCGAGGATTCTTAAATTACATAGATGGTAAATATAGTGTTCTAGTAGAAGATGCAACATCATCATCCTTTAGTATTACAGACGATCATATAATAGATCAGGGTATAAAAATACGTTATGAAGATAAAGCAGAAAAACTTAATAAAGTTGTAGTACAGTTTTTTAACGCACAGAAAAAATACGAATCAGATACTAAAACTGTATTTCATAATAATAGCACTTCAACTTATAAAAATGATGATGGTGGTGAAGAGCTTGAAACCACAGCAGAATTCCAATATATAACTAATCCTTATAATGCCTTTAATATGGGTAAAGGCATACTTGAAAAAAGTAGAAGACAAAAAACAATCAGCTTTATTGGTACGCCAAGATTATTAAATCTCACAGCAGGAGATGTAGTTACAATAACCTACACCCCTTACAATTTATCAAATGCTGCTTATAGAATAGAAACAATTAATTTATTAGATAATGGCTTAGTAGGTATACAAGCAATAGAATATTTTGATCTTTATACATGGTCAGCTACACCACCAGAGGAAAATGTAGGTGGTGAACCAGACTTGCCAACAGGCACAGAAACTTCTAAAGTTACATCTCTTGCTTTTACCGACACAAACTCAAGTGCAACAGGGCGACCTTTTTTATCTTGGACAAATCCTACAGATTACCCATCAAAAGAATTTAGAGTTTCAATTGTCGATTCAAGTGGCAACGAGGTTCATAACAGAATTGTAAATGATAGCAAGATTGATCTTAATTTTATCAAAACAGCATCAAACTATGTAGCTTCTGTAACTACAATTAATACAATTGGAGCAGAATCACAATCAACGGATTTAACTTTTACTGTTTCAGATGAGCCAATAAAAGCAGGTGATATACAAGCAGGCACAATAACTGCTGATAGATTAAATGTTACAGACTTAGCTCTTGATTTTACTGCTGCTACTGTTTCAGGTTCAACGATAGGATCATTTCAAAACAATACTATGCGACTTAAAAAAGTTGCAGATTTAGGCACAGCAACAGGTGTATATCATATATATTGCAGAGTTTTTGGCGGTGATGGTGAGGTAAAAACATTATCTATTGTTGCAGGTGATGGCACTTATGGCACAGGATCAAGCTTTGAGTTAAGAGATGATTTTGCCTATAGTGATGGATCATCACCAACAATACCTACAGCAGATGAAGGCTCCGCTCAATATCACTCTGGACAAACACAGTTCTTTTCAGCAATTGATAGATTTGATAGCACGAACGAAATGGTGCAAAAAGATTTTATTGTTAGAAAAGTAAGCAATACAAGTAGAACATTGAGGTTGTATGTACTAGCTCAAGGCGATGGCAACAATAAGCAATTAAGTAATGTTCA